GATTGTAGCCTTCGCTTTCAATGCTTCCTTTTTTAAAAGCCATTTCCCCTCCAATGAATCGTTTGGTGGATTAAAAAATTTTCTATTTCCGCAAAGCATGCAGTATGTTTCTAAATGCATAGGAGAACTATACTGTCTATCAACAAACATTCTTCCCTTGCATCTTGAGCATCTAAGCATTAGTTAGGAATTCCTACCACTATAATATTTAATGCAACGGTTACATCTCCAGTTTCATTAAAAATTACTACACCCTCAACTTTTGAAGTAGTCACAGTTTTTAGAACAACTGAAACATTTTTTCCAGCAGAGGTATTTGCAATGTTTAGTGGTGTAGCAACAGCGATAGGTGTATATTTAAAACTAGTATTAAAGTCATAGGAGAATGCAACTGAGTCTCCCTTTGTCTTGCTTGCGCTATTTACAATTTCTTTATATCCACCAATAATCTTGGCGTCAGAAGTTTTAACGCTTTGCTGTCCAATTCCAGGAACATCAATAGTCACATACTTTGATGTAGAAATTGGTGTCTGTGCAATCAATGTATTTAGTTCTTTGGCTAATAAATATATGTATCCAACATCTAGTGGTTGGCCACGCTCAGGTAATGGAATACTCATACTACTATTATACCACTAGGCTGATCGAATTAGATTCAAAAATTTTGGCATGATCAAATTTTTTATTTGGGAATGTTGGTATTTGGACACAAACTTTTACAGATGTTGCCCCTGCTTTTGCTAATACTGTATATGATGGAGTTAGTACTCTTTTTTCAAATACCCAATCAGCACTATCCCACTTCAGGTATACATCAAACTCATTGTTGATGTCCTCAGTTGGTGTCCAGGCTATTGATATTATTTTCTTAGTTGCGTCTAGCCCTATGGCAAAATTTACTGCTGGTGTATCATTATCTATATAAGGAAGCACGGGCAATTTGTATTGTGGAGACCAGTGAGAGGTTCTGTTTCTGTCTTCTGAAACAACTCTATATCTTACAATATATGATTCATCATTTCCACTATACGCTGGCAGTTTAGCCTTTGGAATAATTACTCTTTTTATTTTTTCCGTTGCCATTACAAAACACCAATGTTAAACCTAAACTCAACGAAGTTTGTGCTGTTAGCAGATTTTACAATTGGTCTTGCTTGTACATTTTTTATAACAGAGTATCCAACCAAACCGTAAAGAACATTTAGGTCATCCGTATTTTCAATTCTTAATGCATCCAATGCTACAAAAAAATCAGATGAAGGGTTATCGCTTTGATCAAGTATACAAACGCTGATCTTTACAGTATTGACTGCGCTCCAAGAAAAAGATGTAGACTTTGTAAGTTCTTCAAGTTTTTTATTAATAATAAAATATCTGTTGCTAGTAAAATCATTAGAAGCATGTCCTGCTGCGTGTGTTATGTCTACCTCAAACCTAGCATACTGTCCAGTATTGTGAGCATCTGCAGAGTCGAACTCTAGAAGTAGCATTACTCTTTTTGGATTTACTGCAGCATTTCCATCTTTATTTATTACTGAGAATGCTAGTCTTAGTTCATCAGTTGGTGACTGTCTATTTAGATCTATGTTATTACCGTTTAAGTGTATGTGCTCAGACTTGTATGTTGTTTGACCTACTGTCCACTGTGGAAGAATAGACAACTTGCCAAGTGTTGACTGAATTTTTGAAGAGTTTCCAGACATAAGGATTATATTATTTAAAAATCTGCACCTTTCATTTCTGTCAAGTCTTGTGTCATCTGTGAAAACTCTGTTGTCTGCGTTTGTCTGAAAAACCTTTTCTGTCTCATTAATAACATTGTCTTCATCTGTTCCATCTAGTGGATCATAAACAATCTTAATAGATGTTGCTTCTGTTTCTTTGTGATATTCCCAGTTCTCTGTTTGTGTAAAAGAAAACAGGGCTCTACTGTCTAAAGATCCTGCAGATGAGTTTGAGCCTGCTGAATATACTCCAACCTCTGTAATTTCATATCTTTCATCGGATGGTAGTTCTGCTGTTAATACTATCTTGTCATCGCCATCTTCATTTACAAATCCCCTGGAAATAATAGGAACTCTTAACATTTCAAAGTCTAAAGACTTTTTGGCTGAATAATTACCAAAATCGTCTGTTGTGTCTAATGGCTTTGCTCCGCAGCCTACGGCAATATAAGATGCGTATGCGGGAGCCTGGCCAATGAGATATTTGGCTATAATAGACTTTCCTTTTTCTGTAATCATTAAATTGTCCCCTCATATATTGTACCATTAAGTCTGTCTCCAGAAATCAAAATCTGAACATCTAGTTGCTCGTCTGGCTCAAGATTTACCACTTCTATAACAAGATCGCCACTATCATTTAAATACACAGTCTTTCCACCAGGACCCGTTCCTGATGAAGGCAAAGACTTTTCAATCTTGATCGGGAAATTTTTAAAAATAGTAACCGAAGTATCTTGTAGATTAAGAATGTTTTGTGGATTATATTGTAGATAAAGACTACTTATGTTTTTGATTGGTTGATATGAAATTGTTTGACCAGATATTAAATCATTTCTAGATAGAGTGATCAATTCGTGTCCACCAATATCTTCAAATATCAAATCCGTCATTAGTTCTATTGGAACAACTTCGTCTTTAAAAATAAACAAATCTGGTGTTGCTACCTTAACTGCTGGATATGCTGCTGAGGTGCTATTGTTTGATGGTTGCGGAGAGGTGGCATCTGTTGACATTAGACCACCTCGCTCAAATACAATGTCATATCTGGGCCCCTATCTGATTTTGAATACTGAATGCTATAAACAATAAATCTATTATCTCCACCCTTATTAATACCGTTTTCAAAATAATCAACATCTACGATATCTCCAAGTTGTACAGTTGGCAAAGCAAAAACCTTTACTCCAATACTTCTTCTTGGCTTCATAATTTTTGATATGGTCCACTTCATTAAGTCATTAGCATCATCTTGTGTTTGTACATAAGGAACATTTAGATTAAAATCTTTCTTTCCATAAGTAAGTCTACTAACCTTTATGTCCTCATAGTCTTTCTTTGCTTTAAGTGGAGACCCAACGACTACCCCGTTGCTAATATCTGGATCTGCTAGATTAGATAGTTTAGAAAAATATTCATCTACCTTTAAAGAGTTTTGAGATTGCTGTGTAAATGTTACACCTTGGATTCTCAAATAGTTTCCAGAATCAGATGATAAACTGAGTGCCGTGTCTGTTGAGTTAAATATCATAAACTCTGCTCCGTAAGACCCCGACCTAAATCCAGAAACCGTGTATCCCTTCAAACTATTAAATGTTGGAGACATTTTTGCATATAATGCAGGCCAAGCCTTGTCATATCTTACATTAAATAAGGATGCTTCACGCATGATTGTTCCGAATTCTTCAAAATATATATTGTGTGATGGAGAGTCTGAAGACTCTATCCCAGATAAATATGTTGACTGAACAATTCCACTCATAGAATACTTTCTAAAAGATTCGTTTACCGTTAGTTCTCCATCATCAAAGATTGAGTTTACTGGTGTACTTAGTGCATAGGCTGTGTTTTTTGAATAATTATTTGAAATAGCAAACACATTCTCAAACATCAATCTTGATCCACCTCGCACAAAGAGTGCCATATTGTTATAGATTGGAAGAGGAGATATGTCGTCTACAGTTTTAATTAGTGTGTTGTTGATATAAAGAAAGAATCTTCTTATTGATCCAATGTCTTGATACTCTACTGAAAGGTCATATACTGTTGGATTTTCTTCTGCTGCAACTCTGTATTGCCCAACAAAGTTTCCATCATCAACCGTTATACTTGTAAGACCTTCCCAAAGTTTTACTGGTACAGCATTATTTTTATTATCTTTTAATATTTTATAAAAGAAAACATTGTTTACATTTGAGTTTTCTTTATTTGTCAGTCCAGATGATCCAAGTGCTGCTATCTCAAAGTAGTAACCATTGTTTGTCTCTGGGTTTATTAATACTGCCATGCCTCCACCGCCACCAGAGATGCTGATATTTTTTGAAGGGTCGTCACCTGGAATAACATAGTATGTTGAGTTTCCAACAGCACTCTGACTAGAGTCAATGTTGTTTTCTATTTTACCAACGATTCTTACTCTTGTACCAAAATGTGTAAATTTATTTGAAAGTTTTTTATAAACATAAGAAACAAACTGATTTGCGGTTGGGTATGTAGTGAGAACTGGGCCACTAACAACTAATGCAGAAGACTGAACTGCTCCAGCCTGTGTACTTTGTAAGGTGTTCGTTGTAGACTGGTCTAGATAAGTGGAGGCCAGGAAATTTCTAATTATTCCATTTCTTGTTGTTTTTTTAGCAAGATCATTACTTGTTGATGGTGTTGCAACTGGGGGCGTTCCAATATCAACAAAGGCAGTTAGTCCTGCTGCTCCTTGTGTTAGACCTTCTGCACTTGTTGGAAGTTCTGATGCAGATGAATTAAACAAAACATCTGACTTCATGGTTACTCCACGAAGGTTTGCATTGTCTGACCAATAGGGATCTAGTCCTGCGCTGTGAGCAACAACTGGTGTTCCAAATTGACCTCTACCATGTTTTGCTACTGCACCATTTTTTAATCTTAAAACTCCGCTAACTTCTTCGTAATTTGGCTCAGCATAAATCCTTATAGAACCTGTAGGATACATCTTTCCATTAAAAGGAACTTTGGAAAGGTATGAAGAGTATTCCTGTACATCAGTAATCCAAACATTTCCAACTCCTGCAACATTGTATTCTATTGCATCATACTTAATTATTTCTCCGCCTGCGTAGAAGTATCCATTGTATCTTGATAGCCAATATACTGCCTCTCCAAAATTCATTGTGTTATTTTGTAGAACATTGTTAACAACTGTTGGAACAGATGCTGAGAGATTAGAGTTTAGAGGTATAGCCGATAGAAGATAGTTTGATTGATTTCCTACCTGACCATTTGAAGACTTCAAGTTTTCTTCACCAGTAACTTCCCATAAAAGCACTGGCTTATAAATATATGTTCTATCATTATCAATAAGCATTGCCTGCTTGACTGATGGAATTGATCTTTGAATTGATCTTGATGTATATGTAATTGATCCATCATTATATGGCTTTGTATCCTGTGTTGTAAAGTCAATAATGTTTGCAAGTTTATTATTTGTATGTGCATTATTTACTATACCGCTTTTTGATTGATCCCTTGTTCCATATAACGTAATGTCTGTTTCTCTTTCAGTTAGGGAGGGCATAATATAGTTTTTGCTCATTGTTATAAAATTATTATACTCATCAAAGAACATGGCTGTCTGTGTTGATATGGCTATATCTTGCAGCACCTGTGCAACGCTTGTATCTGGAGGAATAAAGAAATATGGAATGATCATTTCTTTTTCTCCAGCAACTCTACGGAATGTATAATTTGAAAATCCAGTAGAGTCTAAAAGCAAAGAGATTGCAGAACTTGTAGAAGCATTCGTCAATAACATCTGAGGTGCAATTGAAGACTCTAGATTAAAGAACATATCCCTGAGAGTAATGTCTGCAGTTTTATCTGAATTGGAAACCTCTGGAAAAGAATCAGAGTACATTGTTTTGATTGGTATATAGTAATCATATCCTCCCAAGTCAACAACAATATCATAGAACTTAAACTGAATATTTCTAGAAAGATAATCTTTAATTATGCTGTTTGGATTTATTTCAGAAAAAGAATCATCATAATCAAATATCTTTATCTTTCCTGTAGATGCTAAAAGTTGTCCAACAGGCAATCCGCTAATGCCTAAATCTGATGCGCTCTTTGTAACTGAAAAATCTGTAACCCTGTCAGTAATGTTTGATGCAAGTCTAGGGGAGATTTCAATTAGATCAAAGGTTGCATCTACCTTTGTCATAGTATCTACAACTATTCTTATACCACGAACATTTTCAAATTCACGATACTTCTTCAAACCTTCTGATGTAGAATTATAAAAACTTGGATTAGTAAAGTCTGTAACAAAATTTGTTAGTCTTGAAGTTTCTTCTTCTGCAAGTTGCCAGCCATATGTTGGTACAAAGGTTTCGTATATTCCGTCATTCCAAATATAAAATCTTCCAATTTCATTTTCATTTTCAATAAGAAGATAGGCGTATCCATCAATATTTTTATCTGGAAGAACAACTGTAGATGATATTGTCTCAGCAAAAGAAAATATCTTTTTGTATTTGTCTGGAACTTTAAGTCCATACATTAACTCTACATATCCATCAGAACCAATGATTGGAGTTCCGTCTGGTCTTGTAGAATTTGTATTAAAAGAAATTGTGTCTACCCAGTTATTATTTTTTAATGTCTGGATCTTCCACTTTTTAGGAGTTGCTTTGTTTGAATCACCATAGAATGGGTCTAAGAATGTTTCATTATCCCAAGTAAATGACCCTAGGTTTATATCTCCAATATGTGTTTGCATCTTAACAACAATTCTATTGGTTGGAATATCTTTTTTATAAACCACAAACGGAACTGTGTCTTCTATGGAGTCTTGGCTATTAACTAGTTTATTAGCAACCCCATACTCTATGCTATCTTCTTTTCTATACGATGTCCAATATTTAAATGGGTCCTGTCTATCTGCCATGTAGTATCTTGGTCTATTTGCCATACTTACATTTGAGTGGTGAAGATAAGACTTACCAATAAATCTTGCTTTATTGATTCCAGATCTTGGTCTAAATTGCTTGAAGCAGTCTTCTAAAGAATATATTGTGTTAAACTTTTCTTTTTTTGTAAGAATTGTTGTTGGAATATTTTCATTTTCTTCGTCTAGCCCACCATCAATTTTTACATCTGAATCTGTTGCACCAGTATAATATTGCCCATCATCATTCATGTCAAATGTATTTGGTAGCAAAGCAAACTTTGATTCTGGCTGCGTAGGTCTATATCTATAGTTTCCAATTTTTTCTATGTTCTCAGGAATATTCATATTCCATTCTGCTATAACGGCAGAACGACTTCTGATTGTTTGAGACTCTTCTAGGTGTTTCTGGAGTTCTTCATTTTTGAACATTATACTTCTTCCAAAGAAAGAGACACATTCCAGAAATCATGCTTCTGTCCTCTTTTTGCAATTGTATAGTCAAACTTTGAAATATATACCTCTACAATTTCATTGTATTGATTTAGGTGTCCATAGGCTGCATTATCACTACCAAAATTATTATACTTATCGTAGGCTAGGAACATCCAGAATGATCCAGTATGGTTTTCATACCAGTCAAGTAGTTCTCCTCCGCCTGCCCCGCCATCCACGGTGTACTGCTGCGGTGCTGCTGCTGGGGTCCCTGAGGGCCCTATAAGCGTACTTTTGCCTGTACTGGTGCTAAAGTCTGGCCTCAGTGCAAAAGCCCTTGATGGCAGTTCATCCCATGAAAAATCAAAGTTCATCTTATCAGCAATGTGGTAGGAACGCATATGTCCATTAATCATTCTTTCTCTTTTTTCTATGCGATTTGGGGTAACCTTAATATCTGACCTATTGTGGTCTGAAAGAATTAAAAATTCATCTAATACTGATGGATCAATTGTAGACCCTGGGTCTTGACCAATTTCAAAACCATTTGGAACATAAAGACCATTGACAAGAGTGCCAGGATTATTAGAGAATAGAACAGCCTGTGGACGACCATACTTGCGTCTTCCTGTCATGTATGCTGGAGTAGCCATTAGATTCTAGTCCCCCTCATTCTTTGTGAGTCTATCTGCTTAATTTGTGCAATAACAGTCTTGGCAATTTCATTTGGATTTGCATCAGACTTAACATTAACACTTAGGTTATAATTATACACTGAATCTCCTACGCTTGCTCCTGAATTAATTGCCTTCATTTTATCTGTACCGTGGCTTTCTACGGCATATCTGCTCATAACAAATTCTCCTGGAGTTAGCATTGCTGGAACAGTATCTGTACCTCTTGCATACCCACCTGCTGCAAAATACTTAGGAACCAGTCCACCTGCTGCTAGTCCACCAGTTCTTCTTGAGTAATAAGCATCAGTTACTGCTGCTGCTGCATCTGCAGCCTCCTTAGCCTTAAATGATGCATATGATTGAGTCATCTTTTTTATAGCCTCTGCTGCAGCAAGTTGTGATGCAATGGATGCTGCGCCGATGGCACCGCTTTCTCCTGCTGCCAATTTGCTTGGACCAACACCTAAGGAAGCGGTTAACTTGGCTAGTTCGTCTGCTGCTGCTTTATCTGCTGCTTTTTTATCGGCTTCAATTTTGGCTGCAAGAGCAGCATCATCGCCACCGTATCCCTTTACCCAACCCTTGTTGTCATCCCAACCATAATCTCCTGCTGGCTTTGCTGGTTTCTTCCATCCACCCTTGCCATCTGATATCCATGCTGCTCCTGGTGATTTTGTTGGATCTGTCTTTCCCGCATTTGGATCTATCTTTCCTGCATTTGGATCTGGTAAGCCAAGTGCTGCTCCATATGTTGTAACAATGTGCTGTGTTATGGTTATAGACTTATCTTTAATTGCATCATATGATGATTTAATGTCATCCCATGCTCCCTTAACTTTTCCAGAAACTGAGTTAATACCAGCAAGGGCTAAAGCAAGATCTCCCTTTGCAAGTTTTTCTGCTGCCTGTGCAGCCTTTAGTGTTAGATCCCACTCTGCTCTAGTCTGTCCTTGAATAATTCTATTTCTATCATTTGCAGTAATTTGTGCTGCCAATAAATCACTTTGTGATTGTAGTGGAAGTATTTGATCATTAATTGCCTTAAGTTTGTTTTGCTGATCAAGTAGAGTACCAAATGTAATCTTAGCAATCGCATCTGTCTTTACTTGAATTGCATCAAGTGCTACTTGTTTATTTTGTTCTAGTGTATAAATTTGGTCTTGTATTGCAAGAATTTCTTTATCTACCGCTGCTTTTTTAAGTTCTAGATCATAAGTCTTCTGACTAATGTCCCATTGTTCTGCCTCTATCTGCTTCTGAGATAAACCGCTGACTCCTCCACGAAGACCACCTACTTCATTTTCTCTAGCCTTTTGCAAAGCATCTTGTGCGTTTGTCGCATAGTTTGAAGCATTGGTTGCTCTAATATCTTGAACTGCTTTGGCTGCTGCAGATATGTCACCTTGAGAAAGAGCATCCGCTAAGCCAAGTTGCTGTTGCTGTTGATTAATAATTTGCTGATTGATTTCAGCAACCTTTGTAAGGGCTTCTTGCTGCTTATCATATTTTTCATTGATTGCTTCAGCAGCCTTGTTCATAACATCTAGGTCATGAGACAGTACTGCAGATCTTTCTTGTAGCGCCTGAATTGGTCTAGTAAAGTTAAGTTCAGCACTTCTTGTTAACTTTTCTATCTCTCTTTGCTTCTTTTCAATTGGTCTGGTAAAGTCTTCTTCAATCTTTCTTTGATCTGCATCAACTTCTTTTTGCATATCGTCAATCTTAGACTGAGTTAAGTTAATAGCATTCTGTGCAATCTTTGATTGATTTCCTAGATCTTCCATCATAACTTGAAGACCAGCAAAAGTATTTCCTTCTGCATTTTTTAAAGTATTTTCATCAATCATCTTGTAGGCATCAAACATTTCTGCTGCAGCGTTTGCTGCATTAATTATTTTTTCTTCTCTTGTTTGAGTAAACACAAGTTCAATAATTTTTCTTTCTGGTATTTCATTAATCTGTGAAAGCAAATGGTTAAACTCATCCTGAGCATCTTTTGCAAGAGTGCCAAAGTTGTCCATACCATTAATTAATGTATCTAACATTGCTGGGTCAGTAATTGCTGCACGAATTGCTTCTGCGCTCATACCTCCCTGCTGCATCATTGCTACAACTTCTGGAATCCTCTTTTGATTATCTGTAGTCTTTTGCAAATCCTTTTGTCCAGCAACTGCCCCATTGATCTGATTTCTAATTCTTGCCTGCTTAGTCAGTGCAGCATTTGTTTCTAATTCTGCTTTTGTTACTTTGCCTGTAGCAATAAGAGTCTTGTAGTTTTCATCTGCAAGCATTGTCTGAATATCTAATTCATCGAAACCTAAAGCAAGGAGTTTTCCTCTTGCTGCAATTTCTTGCTTAGCCAAAGTTACAGACTGGAGTTGTGCCTTATTGTAATCTCCAATAATAGCCTTCTTGTATCCCTGCTCCATATCTCTACCCTTTTGGGTTAGAACAGTGTCTCCTGCCTTAAACTTCTGGTACTTGGTAACCATCTTACCAGTTTCAGGATCTACCTGAGTATACTTTTGCTTACCCTTTTTCTTTTTTACATCGGCAGCAGTTGCTGTATATGCAAACTTCTTTAAGTCTTTTGTATCTAGGCTTGCAAGATAATCTGTAAACTGACTGGTCTGACCCATCTGGATCAACTGTTGCTCAAGGCCTTTAAATTTGTTTGCAATAGCCTTGCTTCCTGTTGCTGCTATAGCCTTTTGAAGTTCTTTAAATCCGCCTGCTGCATCAAGGGCTGAGTTACGAACATTACGAAGGCGTTTCATTAGTTCGTCATAAGTGGTATCTCTTTCTGCTTTACCACCACCATCATCTGCTCCACTACCTTTAACATCGATACCCTTTACTACGCCAATATCTAGGTTTGTTTGTGCTCTATCTCCAGCAGTTTGAGACAGATAGTCTTTCAAAAGTTTGGCTCTAGCATCCGTGTATGCCTGTGTTCCATCTTGCAGTAGTCTGTAGTCTGCATTTGTA